GGTGTGGATCCATGGGGGACTAGCAGATCTATACAGCCAATTTTGGGGGGTGGGTCAATATGAGAGTACCTGTTTTGAAAAATGTAAATAATCTCAGAGGTAAGTGAACGTAACCTACTGATAAATATGGAGAAAATGTAGACATTTGTAATTATGCAAAACGCTACATGTAGATACTGTATTACATAATGGGGGGGCGGTTGTTATGAGAGTACCTGTTATGAAAATAGCGCAGAAAGGTGTTTTGAAAGCGCATTAATTGGCACATAAGCGGAAGTAGAGTTAATGAAAAATTCGAGAGAGACAACTTATGGAAAGGGCGATAACCGCCGTCCTGAGGATCGCGAGAAGTTTGAAGATGGTTATGACCGCATTTTTGGAAAGAAACAGCGAACCGTTAAAGATGAACGCGCCGAAAGACGCGAGCGCAAAAGAGCCCAAGGGTAGCCTCTTGGAAGATCTGATTTTAAAGCGATTCTGTTATCACCCTCAGGGTACGCTGGGAGTGATTGAGGTAGGTGATGAGAAGTTCTACACCATAGAGCGACCGTGGATGAGCAACAAGCCGAATGTCTCCTGTATACCGACAGGGACGTACAACATGGGGTGGAGAAAGTCGCCTCGATTTGGTGAGACATGGCATGTTAAGGATGTGCATCAGAGAACGCATATCCTGATCCATGTAGCCAATTTCCCGACCGATGTGAGTGGATGTATCGGGTTGGGGACGGGACTGATGGAAGACCGCATAGCAGTAAGTAATTCGCGTGTCGCAGTCAAAAAGTTTGAAGATCTTACGAGGGACAAGTCGTGGCGTCTAATAGTAAGCAATGTACTTTATGCGGGATTGAAAAAGATCTAGGGAAATTTTCAGGAAAACGAATCACCTGCAACCAGTGCAGGGCTTTGGACAATAAAGCTCGCGGTGAGACGTATGACGGCTTTTTTAAAGCACGGCATGCGAAGCTTATACAGCGTCATAAGAAATTTGAAGGGGCTGGCACCCCAATCACGATAGAGGAGCTGAAACAGCTCTACAGTGACCAGAAAGGCATCTGTGCAATCACCAAGCTACCGATGCATGCAACATCAAAGAATACCGACCTATCTGCATCACCAGACAGGATAGATACAAGCAGAGGGTATGAGAAAGATAACGTCCGCCTTGTGTGCTCTCGAGCAAACGTAATGCGAATGAACTTAGATGACCATGACTTTTTGTGGTGGTGTCGAGCGGTAATAAATGCCTATGACTGATATTGAACAAGTAGCCGCGAAATTAAAAAGTAATTTCCCGCTCTACGCAAAAAATGTTTTACGGATTGTTGATAAAGAAGGGGAGTCTCGACCCTTTAATCTTAACAGCGCCCAGCTTTATCTCCACAACATGCTGGAAAATCAACTGAAAGAGCAGGGCAATGTCCGCGCATTAGTTTTAAAGGCGCGACAGACTGGCATCTCAACTTATTCTCAGGGCAGGAACTTTTGGAAGGTCACACAGAACCGCAATGCCAATGCATTCGTATTGTCGCATCTCGCGGAATCGACGAACGCTATCTTCAATATGGTGCGTTACTTCTATGACAACATACCTCATCCTGCCTTTAAGCCGCCCCTGTCTTCATCTAGTGCTTCTACTCTCGTTTTCGACGAGCTTAACAGTCGATATCGAGTTGGGACTGCGCGTTCTACGCAGACGGGTCGCGGACAGACAAACCGCTTTGTGCATGGATCAGAAGTTGCTTTTTATCCCCAAGGATCTGATATCACCGCAGGTCTATTGCAGACCGTCGGTGGCAAAAAATCAGAAGTTATCCTAGAGAGCACCGCGAATGGTGCGGGGGGATGGTTTTACGATCAGGTGATGAAAAGCCTGCGTGGTGAATCGGAGTGGGTGACCTGTTTCATTCCTTGGTTTTGGATGCCCGACTACCGAAAAAAACCGAGCCCGTATTTCGAAGCTACACCAGAGGAGTATGCCCTCGCTAAACGATATGGGCTAGATGACGCTCAGCTTGCATTTAGACGAAGCAAGTTAGATGAGTTGGGCGGCACCGATCTTTTTTCTCAGGAATATCCCAGCACCCCGCTGGAAGCTTTCTTAACCTCGGGAAGATGTTTTGTTGAAGATAAGTTCTTGGGCGTCTGTGAGGACGACTGTTACACCCCCGATTTTCAGGGAGATATTCTTGGCGGCAACATTGAAGCGAGAGCACATGGTTCTTATAAGGAATGGTGTCCGCCGATGGCAAGCGAGAACTACACCATCGGTGTGGACGTTGCCGAAGGTCTTTCATACGGTGACTACTCTTGCGCCCAAGTCTTAGATGGAGAGGGTAGGCAGGTAGCTTGTTGGCACGGGCATATAGACCCGTGGGATTGGGGTAATGTCATATCGCAGATCGGTAAACGATATAACAGTGCGTATGTTGTGGTCGAAAGAAACAACCACGGTCTAACGACACTTAGGCGTTTACAGGAGCTCAACTACCCCAATATGTTTGTCGAGCATTCGGTTGATGGCGCCTACGATGACAAGATGACCAAGCGTGGCGGTTTCCTAACCACCTCAAAGACAAAGCCGCTCATTATTGACAATCTTGCAAGGTTAATTAGGCAGGGTGAATTGGGCGCCGCAGACCTCGAGCTAATTAATGAATTACGAACGTATGTTATTGATGAAAAAGGAGTTTTCAATTCGCAACAAGGATGTTATGATGATCGAGTGATGAGCTATGCCATCGCCCTGCACGGACTTGCCTCTATGCCGAGACCTCGGCAAAGAACGATACAACGACGCTTTACAACTCTTGACTCCGTTGCAGGATACTAATGATAGAAGAGTACAAAGAAGCGGCGCTTCAGCCTGAGAAGGAATCTGATGGAACGCAGGATCATTCCATTGAGAGCCTCGGGGCTAGATTAGCCGCACGTTTTCAGGAATTTAAAGACGCTCGCAAAGAAACCGAGAACGAGTGGATTAAAGACCTTCGCCAATACAATGGGCAGTATGATCCCGAGGTACTTGCACGTCTAAACGAATCAGGTGCCCGATCAAAAGTGTTCGTCGGATTAACACGAACCAAGGTTGTGTCGGCATATTCGCGAATCATCGACCTATTGTTCCAGCATGGTGACCCTGCGTTTGCCTGCGAGCCCACTCCCGTTGCTGATTTAGATCCTATACAGGCAGTTAAACTCCGAGAGCAAGCCACTCAGGAAATCATGATGGCATCCCAGATGATGGATCCCAACATGAACCAAGACCTTGTGATGGCAAGGATTGGGGAGCTTGAGGAAGAGTTTAAAGAGATTGAACAGAAGGCGGCGGCTGAAGCCGCTGAAAAAATGAATACGACAATTTTGGATCAGCTTATTGAAAATAATGCTGACATGAAGCTTAAAGAGTCGATCTTGGAAAGCTGTATCTTTGGCGCTGGAGCAGTCAAGGCGGGCACCGTAAAAATTGATACCAGCCAGTCTTATCAGAAGCTTCAAGATCCTGAGACTGGGGAGATGGCATTTGCTTTATCCATCATTGAAAAAGCAACACCTGAAGTTGAATCTGTCAGCATCTTTGATCTGTACCCTGACCCTTATTGTACAAATTTGGCTGACTGCGACGGGCTGTTCAGAAGGCATGTATTAACACGCCGACAGTTCCGCGAGTTGGCGGATCGCCCCCAATTTGATGGCTCAATGATCAAGTACCTGCTCAAAACAAACCGCGCAGGTAACCATGTTGAGGAAGATCACGAAAAGACAAGACGCCGTATAGCGGGAATTAATGATCACTCAGAGTCTAATAGATTTGAAGTATTAGAGTTCTGGGGCACTGTAGACGGCTATGAGTTAAAAGAACACGACATTGAGTTACCAGAGGAAGCGGATTTATCTGATGACTTTAATGCCTGTGTATGGATGTGTGCAGGGAAAATTATCAAGGTAATGCTCAACCCTGTATCGGGGTATAAGTCGCCTTATTTTATTTTCCCTTACGAACGAACACCGCATCAGTTCTGGGGCACAGGTGTACCGAGAATGATGAGAGATTCTCAGGGCACCATGAATGCCGCCACCAGAATTTGGCTAGACAACTTAGCCATGTCGTCGGCACCCATGGTTGAGGTCAATACCGACCTCCTAGCGGCGGGCGAAGACCCTACAGACATTCACCCTTGGCGTGTATTTCTGCGCGAAGGGGGAGACGGCAGTATGCCAATGGTTCGCTGGTATCAGCCTATCGCGAACGCTAACGGTTTAAACCAAATTGTTGAAATCTTTAGACGCTTTGCGGACGAGACAACCAGTCTACCTTCCTATACACACGGGGAGCAGACACAAGGTTTAAACAAGACTGCCACAGGTATGTCTATGTTGATGGGTGCGGCTAATGTTGCACTCAAATCGACCATTAAGAATATCGATGATTTCTTGATGGAACCAATGATCAAAGCCCTTTATCACTGGAACATGGAGTTCAATGCAGATGAGTCGATTAAAGGTGACCTGAAGATCGTTACAAGAGGAAGCACAGCTCTTGTCCAGAAAGAAGTGCAAAGCCAGCGCCTGTTGCAATTCCTCTCGCTGGTTTCAAACCCCACGGATATTGGATTGGTGGATCGAAACAAACTGTTGCGTGATATCGCTCAGTCAATGGATATCGACCCTGACGAAATTGTGAAGTCAGAGGAGCAAATAGCTCTTGAACAACAGCAAGCAATCCAAGCTCAAATGCTCCAAGGAGCAAGCGCAGTCGGTGCTTCGCCTACAGGCGGGGCAGGATTGGGCGCAGGTAATGTCCCTGCTCCAATGCCGATTTAAGGACGCACAACTAAAGCTGGAACAAGCTGACGAAAAAAATTTCAGGTTTGAGCAAGGGCGACTCAATGAGCTTCGCTTCATGCTCGAACTTCACGTCAGTGCGAAAGCACTATTAGACCAACTGAGGGCTCCCAAGCGAACACCCTCCATTGACTAACGGATATCTGTGCACACACAGACCCGAAGGAAAAACACTATGGCTAAAAGAAATGACCCAGAGCGACTAGAAGCAGAAGCGAAAGAGTTGTACGAGCAATTGACTCAGGCTCCAGAAGAGACCCCAGAGGAAGCGCAACCTCAAGAGGAAACCTCTGAAGAGCAAGAAGAAATTCAAGTAGATGCCCCCGAACCTACGGATACGGTTGAGACTCAAGCGGAACAGGAACCAGTTCAGGAAGACAGCGGCGAAGAATCCGAACTGAGGTCAGCTTTAGAAAAAGCTGAGAAAGCGATGAAAGGTGCTCAGGCGAGAATGACTAAAGCTACGCAAGAAGCGGCAGAACTGCGAAAAAATAACGAGCAGATGATGCAGACAATTGCTGAGCTTAAAGGTCAGGTTGCGGAACGCGAAAGCGACACAAGTAAATTGAACCAGCTTAGAGAGGACTACCCTGATCTAGCTGTTCCACTTCTTGATGAGCTGGAGCGAACGCGACAAGAGGTAACAAGCACCAAAGAGCAGTTAAGCCAAGCGGAACAGGCGAAACGAGACGAGCTAGAAGCCCATGCGGCGGCAGTGCACTTTGACCGAATTCGAGCTGAACATTCTGATGTTGATCAGATTATTGAGACAGCGGACTGGATGAACTGGTTAGAAGAGGCAGATGCACAGACGAAGCAGTGGATTCAAACAGGCTCCTCGAATGACGTTAACTCCGTTTTGTATCGGTTTAAAAGCGACATGGGCATGAAACCTCCAACGCCGCAAGAGCGGACTCTAGAGAAGGCAAAGAAGGTTGCAGAACCCAAGATGCCTAAAGCTCGAAAGTCCAACTTAAAAGGCGACAAGAAACAGTGGACTGTCGATGAAATCGTCAAGATGCCCAATCAAATTTTTGAGAAGCATAAAGACGACATTCTTCAAGCAATGAACACTGGATCGATTCGCCGTTAATTTTTTACTCTTGTGAGGTAATTAAAAATGGCATTTCCAACATTCTCCAGCGGGGCTGGAGCTAATCAGGTGAACTTTATACCTGAAGTGTTTTCGAAACTCCTTCAGGCTAAGTTCTATTCAAGCAGTGTACTACCTGCAATCTCTAACACTGACTACGAGGGCGAAATCTCTGGTCAGGGTGACAAGGTGCATGTAAGAACTGTTCCAACCGTAACGATCAATGACTACACAGGTACTGTTGCAAATCAGAACCTGACCACTGATACAGTTACTCTGAATATCGATACCGCGAAGTACTACTCGTTCAAGGTAGACGATGTTCTAGCGGCGCAAGCTGACATCAATATGCTTGAAGAATCCTCTTCTGATGCGGCTGAGCAAATGCGTATCGCTGTTGAAACTGATGTTTTAGCAGGTGTGACCGCAGATGTTGCCGCTGACGGCACGTTCGACGTTGGCGATATTTCTAAAGCCAACATCCTAGAACATATCATGGATCTCTCAACCCAGCTAGACGAGAGAAATATTCCAGAAGAAGGTCGTTTCTTGGTGTTAAACCCTGCGTTTATTTCTTTATTGAAGCAGAGCGAGTTGCGTCAGGCTTACTTGACTGGCGATTCAACCTCTCCGCTACGCAACGGTAAAGTAGGCACGATTGATCGCTTCACTGTGTATCAGTCAAACCTTCTTAACACTGCTGATATTGATGCAAGCGCCGCCGTTGACAACCGCACTCAAGTTCTTGCGGGTCACTCTAAAGGTATCACGTTCGCGAGCCAGTTCACTAACACTGAAACTGTTCGTTTGACTGACACCTTCGGTGATGCAGTTCGCGGTTTGAAAGTCTATGGCTACAAAGTAATTAACCCTGACTGCCTAGTAATGGGTCAGTGGAAGTAATTCCTTAGGACTTAGGGGGGCGAAAGCCCCCCGTTTTTAAGGTGTTGATATGAACACAAAAACCAAGAAAGACGAACTGTACGCTGAGACGCTTGAGACCTATAGCATTAAGCTTGATCGAAGGCGCTCTCTTGCGAGTATGCAAGAGCAATTAGCAATCGTAGAGCAACAGGCAAAAAACCCCGTTAAGGAAGAAAAGGTTAAAGCGCCTAAAAGAGTACGGAACGTGGTTACAGGTCGAGAGTTCAATTATCAAGACGTGTATAAAAATCATCCAAATCTTGAAGTGATCGAGTGGCACGAGGATTAAATTATGGCAACAACTAAAGTAGTAGATGTTCTGGATCGAGCCAGTATTATTCTTCAGGATAATTCAAAGGTTCGATACCAAAATTCAGAGTTGTTGAAGTTTTTCAACGACGCACAAAAAGAAGTAGTTCTGCATCGCCCCGACGCGAACATGAATAACACGGCGGTTGACTGTGTGGCTGGGAGCAAGCAATCCCTGCCTACGGATGGTCTTCGCTTGATCGACGTTGTGCAAAATACGGGTGGTCGGGCGGTAACGCAAATTAGTCGTCAGGTACTTGATGAGACTCTGCCTGACTGGCATACCGCGACAGGATCTACCGTTTTGCATTTTGTTTATGATGCCGCCGATCCTAAAAATTATTATGTCTACCCTCAGGCGACAGCCAACACGGATCTCGACATAATCTACAGTTCAGCGCCCGCTGATATCGCTATTGCTGATTTCGAGACAGATACAACAACGATCACGCTTGATGATATCTACGCGAATTGCATACTGGATTACATATTGTATCGCTTATACCAGAAGGACTCTGAGTATGCGGGCAATCCACAGCGAAGCATGATGCATTACCAGAGCTTTGCCAATGCGTTAGGCATTAAGACGCAGGCTGACTCTGCGACCACTCCCGTACCTGCGGTAGGGGTGTAAGATGAAGTTTAGCGATTACTCCCCCTACATTCGACCCGAGGCACAGGGTTGCCCAGACTATCTAATTGAGCGAGCGGCACGAGACTCTGCAATTGATTTCTGTAAAAAAACGGATGTCTACACAGCGGAGCCTGAATACCTCTTTGTTGCTAAAAACGTCAACGAATATGAGGTATCCATACCCGTAGGGACTGAGCTTAATCGCATCCTTGATGTTTATAACGACAAGTCGGCATTAAAGCCTGTTAGTTACAACGAGCTACTTCAAAGACTTGGCGACGAAACCGAAAGGTCTTCGCCTAAGTATTACGCTCAGCGCGACAACACCCAGTTTTATGTTGCTCCTATTCCTCAAAGCTCTGACAAACTCAGAGTTTTGTACTCGTTAAAGCCCACACAAACCGCCAAAACGATCCCCGACACGATAGGCAAAGAGTACCAAGAGATTATTACTCACGGCGCTCTGTACAGGCTACAAATGATGAGCGGTCAACCGTGGTCGAACCCGAATGCGGCAGGGGTAAATAAGCAGTTATTTGATAGAGAAGTCGGACGAACAGTCCGTCAAGTTAAGTATGGTTTTTCAGGCGGATCTCTGACATGTAAGACCAGAGAATTTATTTAATAAAGTTACGTTAAGTTGTTAATTTAACTAGCATTTTGATATGATATAGGTGAGTAAATGGCGTATTTTCAAACAGTTAATTTAGTTGCTGGCGACACGCTCCCAGAGCTTACGTTTGAGCTAAAAGATAGCAACACAGCCGTTAATGAGAATACCGAGTTGGATCCTGAAGACAGCAGTACTTGGGCACCACTGACCAATTTGTCAGGTGCAACCGCCAAACTTCGGATAAGAGAGCTGGGTTCAACTACGGTTAAGTCTACATTAACGTGTCTGGTGGACGCCGCTAACTCAAAAGCATCGACCAACTTTCCCCAAGGGACGTTGGATGGTGCTGGCACCTACGAGGGCGAGCTCGAGATCACATTCGCTGGCGGCGGTGTACAAACAGTATACGATTTAGTGAAGCTAAAGGTCAGAGGCGACTTTGACTGATGGCTATAAAAAGCAAAATTACTTTCACGCGGATAGCGTCAAGTGTTGACTATCAGAACCTAGTGTTTTCGAAGGTCGCGCTAGACCCCGATTCCTTAAACAGGTATCTAACCGACGCGGTCAGTTTTTTTGAAGAATTAAATATTGTTTTTAGCAAATCCCTTGAGGACACCGCCAGTGTCAGCGAGCGGTTTGTAAACATGGTTGGAAAACCCTTTTCAGACGCAACGTCGGTAGGAGATACAGCGCTTGTTGAGTTTACATCGGTACAGACAGACTCAATATCTATATCAGACGCCATCGACCATATCGAGTTAAGTAAAAACCCCACGGACTTAGGAACAGTTACTGACGAAATTTCATTCGACTACACGAAAGGTGTAAGCGATGGAGTTTCGGTTGGCGATTCAGGAATCGTTCGCGGGCAAGGTTACTGTGACCTAAGTTATTTTTCAGAAGACTACGTTGGCTTTGTTCAAGCCTTTTAGGTGACTTAAATGATTAATGAAAATGTAACGGTTCAAGGACAGTTGAAGATTGTTTTAATGGACAAGGACGGCACCGTTAAAGAAACACGAGATGTTAAAAACCTTATTGTGCAGACTGGAACCCACTTCATCGCGAGCAGAATGAGGAGCAACTCAGATAGCCCGATGAGTCATATGGCGATCGGGACATCCTCCACGGCGACCGATGCAAACCAGACAGCGCTTATTTCCCCGCAAGGGGCTCGAGAACCTGTAACCCATTTAAGAAGCGGGTCTACGGTAACTTATTCGGCAACATTTGGGGCAAGCGCAACAACGTCTGGGGCTATTAAGGAGGCGGGCATCCTAGATGCCGCGACCAACGGCACCATGCTTTGTCGCACGGTTTTCCCTGTGGTCAATAAGCAGGATGACGACATCATGCAGGTTCAGTGGTCGATTACTATCAATGCGGCGACTTAAGTCATGAGTACCATAGTCACCCGATCAGGCAAAGGCAGTTCGTTAACCAATAACGAGGTTGATGCGAACTTCACCAACCTTAATGACGACAAGCTTCAGTCTGGCAATACAGCCGCAGAACTCACAGTGACTACGTTAAAGTTTGGCTCTGATGCCAGAACCATGGATGCCTACACAACGTCTGTAGATACGGCGCTTGTTCAGATGGCTACCGCAATCACCAACACGAATACAAGGTATGTAGCTGAACACGCCTTCGAATAGAGGAATATGTAATGACAGTTGAAACCGAAGTAGCCACGCTTACGCAATCCGTTGATGCTTTGACTTCAGCGGTCAACGTAAAGAAGGCTACCCTTGACGCAAGCGTCACGAACGCCTCCAACTCGGCTAGTTCTGCTGAGACGCACAAGAACAACACAAGCACGTTAAAGTCTGAAACCAGCACATTAAAAGATGCGGCTGTAACGGCGGCTAACAGTGCATCCACTGCCGCCGCGAGTGCCTACCAAGACCTTACCGCTATCGCTGAGTCTAAATCAGTAACTGCCACAGACGTATTTGTCTATGACACTAGTAAAGACTCTGACGGTGGTGCATGGCGTAACCGTACTCAAGGCACTTCATGGTACAACGAAGCGTTAAACACTAGTTATCGTGGTGCAACTAAGAAGTTCCCTGCGGTTGCTGTGATTGTTGCACATAACGGTGCAGGAAATGACGGTGGTGTAGATATATATGATGCTACAGACCCTGATTGTCCATTATGGATGAGATTTCAAGGAGATTACAGCTACGGTAGCGGTAAAATGTTGATTGTTGCGGGTAGACCAGACTACGCACAAATCAGAAGCGTAACCATGAAAGACGCTAAACTTTATGTTGGGTCGAGTGATGTTGGGTCAAGTGCTTCTGGTCTTCACGAAATAGATTTTATAAAAGAGCAGTGCTTGTTTAGGAAAAACGGCAACAGTAGCTACAATGTAGTGCTTAATCACCCGAATATAGCCGCTAGAAACGAAAATTTAGGTATTACACCCAGTACAGTTAATAATGTAAACGGTTTGGTCAACCAGTTTATTAACGACATAGCTGTAACAGTTCTCCCCAACGCACCTATAGACCCTGACACTGGATTACCTGTGCCAACCATAGCGGTTGCTACTGATGGTGGCGTAAGTGTTATTAAGGATGATGGGACTGTTTGGGATATGACAAGAGGTGCTAATGAGTCAATATCAGACATCGCATTCAACGGGGATAATAATTTAGTAATAGCCGCAGGTGTTGCATCGGGTGTGGCAATCGCTCCAATCCCTACTGCTGATGTTGTATCAGATACAAGTTATGGTGGTTTTAGGTATTACTCAGGAACAGTGCCTTCTATAAAAGAAAGTATTGGCTCACCGTTATCATACAATGGTGCTGTAGGACACACAACAGGATTAACTATATTAAATGATAATCCAACAAACCCATCAGAAGGCTCAGTAGCCTACATCACCTCAGACTTCAACACAGGTTGGATGGTAGGTGACATTAAGTTAGCCGCACTCAGCGACACGGATGATACTGATGTTGTTGGTAGCGAGTTGGTGACTAATGCAACCGATAGAGACTTTTCAGGTTCATTGGTAAATTGGTCAGGCACTATTTCTTCCTCTGGGGGTGTAGGTGTTCTTAGCGGGTCTACAGCGAGTGCAAGTCTAGCAGTTTCAGGATTAACTATAGGGCAGACGTATATCCTGTCGTTTGATATCCCGTCAATTACAACGGGTACGCCAAGGATGTATATCACAGGCGGTGATACATCGGGAATCAATTATTCAACTGGCGGATCGACAAGAACATTTACAGCGGGTGCAACCTCTATCACAGTCGTGTTCTATGTGAATGGAGCGGGCAGTGGCAATTACCAACTAGACAACGTCTCAGTACGCCTAGCCGAACCAGACCGCTCAGTAAATGCCAACGGTCTAAACATCGTTGGCACAGTCACCAAGTCTGCTGTAGCAACTGGTGCGGAGCTTGTGGGTTACAAAGGGTTTGGCGGTGCTAATCGTTTAGAACAACCTTATAACAGTGACCTAGATTTCGGTGAAGGCGAAGATTTTTGTATTATGTCTTGGGCGAAGTTAACTGATGGAAACAATCAGTCAATTTTCTCAAGACAGAATATTAACGCTCCCACTGCGTATGGCTCTGGTGCGTATTACCGTCTAGTTAAAAGTGGTTCAAATAACGAAATGCGTTATCAGGTTAGAGGCACAGACGGAGTACAGTATAATGTTACAAGTTCACGCAACTTAGATGAATCATGGCATCAAGTAATAGGTTTAAGAAGAGACGGTGTTCTTGAGCTTTATATTGATGGAAAGCTAGAGTCTACCCAAGCGCACACAGCTTCACTTGCTAACTCTGATGGTGTTTTACGGATAGGTGGTTTAGTTTATGGCGGTACTTTTTATGGCGATAGTGCCTCAAACGAAATAGCTTTATTCCGCATCTCAGCCACAGCTCCAACCGCAGAGCAAATCGCTAAAATCTATCGTGACGAGAAACCTCTATTCCAAGAGGGAGCTAAGTGTACCCTATATGGCTCATCTGACGCTGTAACAGCCCTCGCCTATGACGATGCCACCGAACTACTCCATGTGGGTACTTCAGCGGGTCGCTCAGAGTTTAGTGGACTTCAGCGCGTTTCAAATACAACCGATGCAGTCGGCACCGCGATTAGCGCATCCAGCGGCTTAGTAGCAGAGGAATAATTTATGTCTCTAGCCAATGAAGTCTCAACCCTAACCACCGCTGTTAATAATATTAAGAGCGCCGTAGAGACCGCTAAGCCTACTCTAGACAGTAGAGCTACGTCGGGCGTCGGACACGCGAACACGGCAAAAGGGCATCAAGATACGGCTAAAGGCTATCAGGACGAGGCGGAACAATTTAAAGAAACTACCTACGACGCTTTGCGCTCGATAGATAGCATTTATACGCAAAACCTGTCGGCTATTAATGAAAGCAAGTCGGTTACGGCTACAGATGTGTTTGTTTACGACACATCAAAAGATTCTGATGGCGGCGCGTGGAGAAAGAAAACAACTAAAACTAGCTGGTATAACGAGCAATTGGGAACCACAACCCGTGGATCTCGGAAGGAGTTTCCCGTAGTTGCCGTAATTGTTGCTGAGTCTGACAAGGTCACAATCTACGATGGTGATGACCCAGATTTACCAATGTGGATGGTGTTTAATGGGGCTTATAATCAAGCGCTTTATGGAGGGGGAGCCTCCTACCCATTTAGTTCTGTCGTAATGAAAAACGGAATGCTTGTGACTGGCTGTCAGGCTGGAACAAACGCAACCGCAGGTGGGTTGTCTATTGCAAGCTTCATAACCGACTCGGCTTTAACTTCACGGGGGGCTCAGTACGGTAAATTCAAAGGAACCCTAGCGGAACGTAACGAAGCCAAAAGCCATCTAGGCTCCGCCGTTTACGAGATAGCGGATAATAGCGTTAACAATGTAGCAATCACAGTCCTCCCCAATGCACCTATAGATCCCGATACAAATCTACCAGTTCCTACAATAGCTGTAGCTACTGATGGTGGCGTGAGCGTGATCAAGGATGATGGGAGTGTTAATTCGTTCTGGGAGAATCACGGTGGGATTACGAAAGTTATGGAGGCAACGTGGCACGGTGCTGACATTGTGTGGTTTACAGGGTATGGCACATCTACATCGGTATATAAGTATGTAGTTAGCCATTACACATCCAGCGGAGCGCGTCCAGTATCAGAACGTCTATATCAATCATCGTCAAACTCAACCGTCCCACATATTTCAAGCGGTTTAGATGCAACTTACATAAACTCTAGTGTAGCAACAGGTGTCCGTAAGGCGGCATTAGGCACACACAATGACGGTCTAACTCTGCTAGACGAAAACCCAACAAACCCATCAGAAGGCTCAGTAGCCTACATCACCTCCGGCTACAACACAGGTTGGATGGTAGGTGACATTAAGCTAGCAACCCTTTCGGATACTGATGATGCTGATGTTACTGGTAGTGAGTTGGTTACTAATGGTACGTTTGATAGCGATGTGTCTGGGTGGGGTGATTGGGATAATCTGACAAGACCGTCTTTGGCTTCACAGGCAGGCGGTAAAGGTTTGCTGGATGCTTCTGGAGGCACTTGTGATGCGAGGCAAGAGATAACGGTTGTTGCTGGTAAAACCTATGTTGTGTCTGCAACCATACTTAATGACTCAGGTGCCAGCGGTCGTTTGTATATGTCTGATGGTGCTAATTACAATTATGCGTTTGGTTCTTTTCAAGGCACTGGTACAGAAACCACCTATACCAAAACCATAAAACCAAGTCAGACTACTTTAAGACTTTACGCCTATAACAGCGGGACAGCTACAGCATATTTCGACAACGTCTCAGTACGCCTAGCCGAACCAGACCGCTCAGTAAATGCCAACGGTCTAAACATCGTTGGTAACGTGACTAAAGACGCTGTAGCAACTGGTGCGGAGCTTGTGGGTTATGGTGGGTTTGGCGGAAGTGACTACTTAGAACAACCTTACAACGCTGACTTTAACTTTGGGACTGGTGATTACTGCGTTATGGCGTGGGTTAAGCCAAGTAACGATGCAACACAGTATTTTCTTGATAGACAAGACGGAGCAAATAACGCAACTGGGAGATTTAACTTTGGCATAGGCAGCAACAAAACCACTATTTTTCACAGAACAGATAGTACATTGCTCAACTTCAATTACATTTCTGTAACAGGTAAATGGGCACACTATACTCTTTTGCGAAAAAACGGTGTGGTTTATGTTTATGTCGATGGGCAGATGATAGGCAGTGCGTCTAATACTGTTGATTACTCAAGCTCTTTTGATACTAGGTTCTTTAATATTGGTTCTGGTCTTTCTGGACAACATCCTGATAGGGCGGCTCTATTAAGAATCTCAGCCACAGCTCCAACCCCCGAACAAATAGCCAAAATTTATCGGGACGAAAAACCCCTTTTTCAAGAAAACGCTAAATGCACTCTGGCTTACACATCTAGCGCTGTGCATGCGTTAGCCTATGACGAAGACACAGGGCTACTTCATGCGGGAACACCGTCAGCAGTATCAACTTTTAAGGGACTGCAAAGAACTAAAACCGAAGCCTCTGCTGTCAGCACAGCAATCAGCGCATCTAATGACCTAGTAGTCTGGGAGTAAATAATGACAGTTGTAATTAAAAAACCCGCCATAAATCTTAGAGCAGAACTAGCCTCCCTAAGAAATCAGGGGGGTGTTGAGGAGTCTAAACTTTACTTGGATAACCTTGTGACTAACGGTACGTTTGATTCGGATAGTGGTTGGACTAAAGGTACTGGTTGGAGTATTTCAGGTGGCAGTGCAAGCAGTGACGGTACTCAAGCCTCAGATAGTTATTTAAGTTCTAACGTGATGTCTATTAAGAGTGGCAAAAGTTATGTTGTTTCTTTTGATTTAACACAGACGTTAGGCGCAGTTGACCTCAAGTTTGCAGGCACTACAAAGTACACGCACATGAGTAACGGTACGTTTACATATATTATTGTTGCTAACTCGAATTCCTCAGACCTTGATATAATTGCAAACCAATACTTTATAGGTTCAGTAGACAACATCTCAGTCCAAGAAGTAGGCGAAAACCTTGTGACCAACGGTACGTTTGATTATGACGGTGGTTGGACTAAAGGTACTGGCTGGACTATTAGTGGTGGTACTGCAAGCTGTGATGGGACTCAGACATCTAGCACCAACCTCGATGATACTAGAACCGCTCCACTGAATGCCTCAGTAGTGCATATACAGTTTACGCTATCAGGGTATACCGCAGGGTCTGTACAACCACGAATAACAGGAGGAACTACAGTCGATGGCACCTATGTTGCTGGTAACGGTGTTAAAACAGTAACCCTAACCGATACTGGTAATAATTCACGAGTAAGGTTTACAGCCACTTCTGATTTTGTAGGCTCCATAGACAACGTAATCCTTACCGAAGGCAACCACAACATAATCCAAAGCGTCCCCTACGGCTACGATGTCAAAGATGTTTACATTGACGGAGAGTTAGCTCGTGAAGGTGAAGGCTACGATTACCAAGTGAAAACCGATGGTATCAACCAGTGGCTCAAACCTACCGTTGAACCCACAGCCTCCACAGAAACTGTTGTAATTGGGGTTAGAGATGACGGTTAAGATCTCTAAAGACAGTCTAAGCTTGCGGGAGCAACTGACCTCTCTTTCTAATCAAAAGGTTAAGAAAGAAAAGGTCTATCTCGACAGCCTTGTCAATAATGGCGATTTTAGTAACGGGACTGCTGGTTGGACGTTGCAAATTGGTTGGAGCCTTAGTAATGGCGTAGTTTCTGGTAACGGCTCAACTGGATACTATATGTATCAAACTGTGGGTATTCCCGCAAACACGCTAGTCCTTGCTTCCTTTGAAATAACAAGCATTACGGCAGGCTCTGTTAAAATCGGTGCAAGTGGAGTGGCGCCACCACAATCGTTTTCTTCTGTCGGCACTCATTCAGTCATATTTATGTCCAGAAACTCGACTTCAGGGGTTGAGATTTTTTCGCAAGGATTTAACGGCTCAATAGACAACGTCTCAGTCTACGAAGTAGGCAAAAACCTTGTGACCAACGGTACGTTTGATTATGACGGTGGTTGGACTAAAGGTACTGGCTGGACTATTAGTGGTGGTACTGCTTCTAAGACAGCGGGTACAGGTTCACCCCTAACGCTTGCAAACTTTACTGCTGTTGTGGGGCAAACATACACGTTATCTTTTGATTTAACTAAGACTGCGGGTACGTTTGACGCAAGAGTAGGGCTAGCACCAACAGGGGTTCTTAATGCAGGACACCACAAGATTACGTTAACAGCCACGAATAATACTTCATTCTACTTTTACGGAGATGCAAACTTCGTAGGCTCCATAGACAACGTAATCCTTACCGAAGGCAACCACCAAGCAATCCAAAGCCTACCTCAAACCCTACAGGTATCCCGTGTATTTATTAACGGCGACCTTGCCCGAGAAGGCGAGGAATACGATTACACAATTAAAACCGATGGCATTAACCAATGGCTCAAGCCCACCGTAGAGCCCACAGCAACCACCGACACTGCGGTGATAGGAGTTTATAAATGATTTTTGTACATAAAGGCATGAAACCTTTAACTTCACAACAGCTTAACCGTAGAACCCAAAAGTACATAGATCGAGACTTTCCGCAGTGGAAACGTGAGCGCTCTATCCGTAAATCTGACGGCGAGTTCGATGCTTATATGGACGTTGTGGAAGTTGATACCGACACAAACAGGGCTAACAACGAATTCAATTGGAATCTAGAGCAGTACCGAAAAGCCACAGCCAGACTGGCTCAGTACGTTTTGGCTGTTGGTGTACCTGAGTCAAGTCAAGAAGTGCCTACAGGGGAGCAGATCTTCAACGAAGAAACAATGGAAATGGAGGAGGTCACAGAGACTATAGTTACCCCCGCCATTGAACCGTTAGAGCCTACCATCGAAATCACTACCTACGATGATGAGGGTAATGAAACGGGTAAAGAAGAAGTCCCTAACCCCGCGATTGTTCAGGACGATGCAGAGCGAGCACAAGCGCAATCTGTACTAGACAATACCTCCGATGAGGTGAAGGACTTTCAGACAGCCTAAAACTGTAGGAGAACGAAATGGGCGTTACTGATTTAATTGCTGGAATCTTCAAGCCAGCCGCGCAACTTATTGATGACCTCCATACTAGCACTGAAGAGAAGTTGAGTGCTAAAGGGCATTT